GCTAGTTTCGTCTACTTCTAGTTTTTTTGCAATTAAAGGTATAATTATAGATGCTATACCTAACCACACTTTTTTAGAAGATAATAGTTTAGCTAAAATAAACTGTTTCATAATATATATAGTTTTGATTAATATTTCGTTAATATGTCCAAATAACTTCTTGTTGTTTTTCTTTGTCCAAATCTACGTGTATAAACGTGTCACTTATACCTATACGTGAAAAACCTACTAACAATAGACTGTTAATAATTGTAAAACGGTCTGCACTATTCTTACACGATATGTCTGCGGCTACACCTTTTAAGTGACTGCTAGTTTTACTTGCTTTATATCCTCGTTTTATAAGGTCTTGATTGTATTCTTGACAACGTAGCCCGCTGGTAATATGAAAAGGTATAGAGGCTTTGTCTCGTGCTAAGTCAAGTAACTGTAAAAAGTCTTCACTCATTTTTTCACCTGTACAATCTGGTGATCCGCAAGGACAAGTAAACTCTGACTTGTTAAAGTATTTAAGTGTCATTTTTTTTTATTGTTACGACAGTGTGTACGCCACCTTGCTACAGTATAGCCTATTGACAAAACCAATAAAACTACTTTAAGTATTAATTCTAAATCAGCAAATGTCGTGACGCTTACTACTGTCGCATTTACTGTTAGTGTTTCTGTTATGTCTGTCGTTACCTTTCTTAGTGGCATTTTTTATGTATTTTTTTAAAGCTGTTTCGTTCTTAGCTTTTGGTTTGTATATTTTCTTTATCATTTAATGTCAGGTGTTAAGAAGTCATCTATTGTAATTTCTTTACGTCTGTTTCTATCGTGTTCTAAGTTCATACCTGAGTAATAAGCGTTACTGTCAGGTGTTACATCTGCACCTGTATTTGTAGAATATTCAGGATATGAAGATTGATTATTTTTAATATAGTCTATTAACCTTTCAGTGTAAAACTCTGCAGTATTTCTACATTCCTCGCGTAAGTCTTGTGCTTCTTCACGACTTAGTGTTTGTGTATTGTCTGCAGTCATAGACACTATATTATTGTTATTTATCTTATATCGTAAAAACGGCATAGCTTCGTACAAACTCCACCACGCTAATGAGTCGCCTATATAGTCTTCTACTAATGTTTCGTATGCTCCACTTAATGAACCACCTGTTATATCTGATTGTAATTTTTCAAATAGGTCTGTACCTAATTTAGTTTCTATGTATTTCTTTTGTGCAGTCCTAATACTGCCTAACAAATATTCTACATCAACAGATTGATTGATACTTGTCGTAT